CCCGTTTTGGCGTCTACACCATCGGGAACTCCGCAAGGTTGTCCTATCAATCACAAAATTTTGCTCAAACTCCCAAGGGAAAAGCCATGCAACTGCATAAAACCTCAAAAGAGTAAGGGTGGGCACATGCCAGCACCAAAGCGGGGCGAATACTTCCCCTCCAATAACAATAGCAGCATTGCCGCTCGTACATAAGCTATTCTAGTGATGTCTTTTGCCGCCGTGCCAACACACAGCCGGTCTTACCACCTGAACCTGGCCCTCGCGAGATACGGATACTACTACCATCTGGTAGGGGGGCATCCTCCCCAAGAGATAACTAAAACACACAGCACTGGACTAATTCGTTGTTGGCGCAACTACTTAGCCCCGGCAAGCACGCGCGAAAGGCGGCCAACCATGCTATGCGACAGTTTTACAGTGGAGTCTTCCTCCTCTGAAGTGTCACTCTCATCACACACTTTTCTCTTAAGGCGAACTCCATCGCCCGCGGGTTGCACACTTGCACTCCACTTGCTGTCACGGATCCACTCCTGCATTTCCTGCATTTGTCGATACATGCCAGCCAATTCATCCACATTGAAACCATGCTCCAGCTCAATGCTGGGCTCGGGCGCAGCGAGAACAGCTGCCTGCAGATAGGTGATACGCACCCACCCGCGGACAGTGTCTCCACCTGTCGCACCGGCTGACTGAACAGTCAGAGTGATGGAAGCGGCCGACGAGGCCACCCATGAAGTTGCGGAATAATTCTTGGCACCAGCACCCGGCGGGCCAAAAGTTTGCGTCGTTCCTCCAATTGACAAATTAGCAATAATGCCTCCAGACGTCACATCTGTGATCGCCGTCTCAATAAGGTACACACCAGCAGGCAGTACGATAGATCCAGCAGTATTCACAGCGCTGATCGGATTAAACACGGAATCAGCGAATTTCATCTGGTAGGCAGCACCGGACGACGTCTCACCGGCAGCAGCCGACACGAACAGAGCAAAAGCTCCGCTCTGAGACGCCGCACCAGCGGCCTCAAGCACAGGCTTGCTGAAGCGTACACGATAGCGCACATGCAGCTCACCAATCACAGTCGCATTCACGTTTCCGTAAGTGCTAATGTAAAAATTGCCCACATCATAGTTCTTCACATCGGTGTTAGCCGGAAGAGAACCAGGGCGCACAAACCGAGCGGGTTGATTCCGCATGGTCGTCACATCAATGGGCAGGCGAATAATCTCCGTGCACGGCATGCCATCGGCATGGGGCACAGAATCCTCCACCTGCTGCTTCGTTGTCGGAGCACTGTCGCTGGCATCATAGTCGAAAGACAAGATCACCTTACCAGCAGACCCATTGGTTGCGAACTCACTCACCTCGCGCTTGTAGTAAAACTCAAGCGACTCATATTCATACTTCTCATATAAGGCTGCAATACGCGAGCCCCATGGGAAAGTACCAGCCTGACCGGGATTGGCGGAAAAAGCGGTAGCGGCAAAAGCCACTGACCCGTTCACATCACCAATATACTCATCTTCCTCAATCACTTGAGTACGACGGTTGGTGGCACGATTGCCACCCCCACTCAGACCAAGGCGGCCACTGCCACCTGCTTGAGCTTGAGGTCCCACAATGTTCGACTGGAACTTAGAGCGAGAACGCTTTTTCTTCCCACCAACCGGTTGAGGGTTGCGGAAAAGGGGACCACGGATGGGACCCTTCACGACACCGAACATTGCTGCACGGCGACTCTTACGATTTTGCTGCTGCTTAGCAGACTTGGACTTCTTCATCTTAAGTTTACACTGGAGATGTTCTAGCTCTGACTGTTGTGAGATAGTTTTAAATGCGGCCAGCTGATTACGGTCGTTAACGCATTCATTACCACAATACAAAGCTTCAATCCAATCGTCACTTTTCCAATTTGACATGATGTTCAACATGCTGATTGCACCTTTCGGCCGATCAACACTCCCAACAAGTTTCTCCTTGTACTCAGTGTTCAGATACTCTAAATAACCGCTAATAACGGAACGGCACGTGGGATTTGCCCACGAATCAATACGCAACGCACACGCGCGCAGATAATGCCATCGAACGTCATCAACGTCGCCACCATACATCAGTGAGCACAGGACCTTCTGCGCCTCTGGAATTGGTAGCCAAACACCTAGTGGATCGTGATACACGAACCCATTACTGAGGTACTGCACTTCTCGCAAAGGCCGGCTCTCAGAACAGGGGGTCTTGGTAATAACACCAATGCCACACCACACACGTGCAATAGATGTGGGATTAAACCACGCCACAACATCATCACTGACGGTAAACGTGTTGTCATCTCCACACAGAGCGGCTTCCACATGAGTCATAAAATCCTCATAACTGGTATCTCGCTCCTGCTCTTTACAAAGAACAATCCATGCATAGGCAAGGAGTCGGAACAAAATCATCGTATTATCCACGATGGTGTTCGACGACCCACTTGGGTTGCCAGTGTGCTTTTGCACTAGCTCCCCATTCTCAAGGACAACAACAGAATGAATAATCTGCTCATAAAGAGAATCCAAACGGATTTTGTTGTCTTCACTTCGATCCTGTTCACACAAGAAAGAAAAACGAATCTCAGCCTGACCCTCCATTGCTTCCGCAAATAAAGAGGCATCATAAGCACTTTCATCAAGCTCGAAGGCATTCGGATGCACATCTAACCTGGTATAAATACTATCAAAGCCTGAGAGGAATTTGGATGCACCAACAGTTGACCAAAAATGTCGCCGGCCACTGCCAGCACCATCATAGAACTTGTTGTTCATATCCAAACACACACGATTCAAGGAACACGAATGCTCAAAAGGACTCGCAGTGAAAGTGCGGAGAGAATTCTCCGCAATCTTCTCATTGCTACGCATCTCACATTTCTGCGAGCACGTCCAAATAGGCACCATCACATCTTGTGGTAGTGTAAGCAGATCCCAATAGTCTGTCAACGCACACTTAGCCTTTTCATCGGCAAGGAACTCGGACTTGTTCTTAAACTGCTTATTCCATGGAAAGCCACAACTCGTGGTCTTATCCATCTCATTCAACACAACATTCTCAGGAAGCACACGGGCTCCCGCCATCACTGGCTGAAAATGTAGCTTCGTCCATTCACCGGCAAGCTCCCACGCGCCACGGTCTAGAATCGGTTGATTCTTATCGTATTTCGACGCACTCTTGAAAGCCGCTTCACGATTAGGCGAAACTTGTCTATAATCACTCGGAATTGGAATTCCCTTCAATCTACAAAAATCTGCAAATGAAGAGTTCACTACTTCCGGATTCTTTGGGTTGGCAAAATGTGCTGCCTTCCCCAGGTAATCAACCTGCCTCAATCTAAACCACTTTCGGAAAGCAGCAGATCGGACTTCTTTATCAGAAGGATCTAATGCTTCCCCCTCACATCCACGAAATAACAATGTCTCGCGAGCCAGGTACTTAGAGTACCACGCTGCCCACGGTTGAAATTCTGGGAGGGGGACACTTAAAAAGACTTCTCAGATCCGGTCGCCTTCATAGCGGCCGTACTTGAGAAGGGGATGAACACTGTCTCATAGGACGTTGTGGCATTATGCACACCAACAACTCGCCCATCAACATTCACCACCGGAGCACCACAGTTTCCATCAACAGACGAACACTTGTAGTAAGCACGCTCCTCCATAGGCATCGCAACGACCGATTTTACAACCGAACTATCGTCGTGATACTTCACATGCAGAGCATCAAGCTTTCCTTGGAATGCAATGAGCTTCACCTTCTCGCCGACCTTCACAGGTGTCCAGCGCAGGTTTGGCACATTCTCAACACTCCAGGAACCGGGCCTTGAGAACACATAAGTGTCTCGCGCCACCAGTTTACCTGACTTCACTGCCATCTCAAATCCATCCGGATATTTGGCATGATAAAACTTCACAGCCTTACCATCCTTAATGAGATGACCAGGAACAATCAAACCATTCCACGTTGCCGTGAAACAGCATTCTTTCCCTGTATCGCACTCCGCCCAAC